GCTGATCCTAATCCAGGTGGAATAGTTTTAGCGGTTGCTGTAAGAAGGGAAATATGGAACCATGTTACCTATCTCGACCATTTTAAAAAGCCCCTCCCGTTTCTGGTTTGGGGAGTTAAAGAAAGGAGGGAGAAATGAACGAGTTACAAAATACCGATAACCTAAAAGGCAATGGAGTTTTACCGTGTGTTAACAACCGTTATATTTGTGGTGTTGACTATGGAGAAGGCAAATCACAAGGAGCTTTTACAATATTCAAAGACGGAAAACTTAAATTGCACACTCAAAAACTATGGAAAGCAAGACTATGTTTATGGTGGATGAAAGTAAGAGGAGCAATTATTATTCGTGAGACTACATAATGTTTGCTAACGGCAAAGTATATGGTGTGTGGCGACCAACTGAACAGCACAAAACTTTGATTAAACAACAAAAATTACAGATATGAAAGATTTTAGCAAAAAAGAAAAGCCATACACTATATACAATGTTATGCAACGTTTTTTAATTTATGCTGATGACTACATCACTTGGAACAAACAAAAAAATGACTGGAACCATTCTGATGAATTTACAGGCACTTACTTAGATGCTCACGAATATGCCCGTTCAAAATATGGTAAACGCTATACTTTAAATGTTGCATAACGTGTTATATCAGTAATACCGATATTCTACCTAATCAGCCGGATAAACACAATGAACGTCACCATCCAATACACCAGAGGCAAAGAGGTTATAACCGAACCGCTTGAAAACATCACCCGGAGGGGACTGAAGCTGAAGATTGCCCGGATGAAGAAAAAAGGCTTTTCCTATGTGATCCTTAAATGCGTCCTTTGCCTGATGTTACTCCTTCCCCTGTCCTGCTACTCCCAAACCTGGGATCAGTACAGCCGAAGGGCAAAGATCAGCGTAGGGGTTTTAAACGTGGCCTTTATGGCCTATTCAACCTCGAAGCAGTATTTTATCCCTATTGAAACGCAAAAGTGGCTGAATTGGTATGTTGCTACTCCGGTTATCGGGTTTACGTTTTACACCGGATTCGAATACAGAAAAAAATTTAAGTCTGAACTATTGCGTAATTCAAAATTAAATTGTAGCTTTGATTCAACTAAAAACACAACTAAAAATCACACAAAATGAAAACTTTTAAAGATTTAGTATTTAACAACCATCCTGCCGGAGATGGAAAGCAGGCCGTAATGTTGTTCCCTAATGGATATGGCGTATCCATTGTTCGTTTTAACCTTCCCGGTGGATTTGGTTACGGGTCTTATACAAGTGACGAATCCGAATGGGAATTGGCTGTATTAAAAGAAACAGAAGATGAGTGGTCACTTACTTATGAAACACCAATAACCGATGATGTCTTAGGACACTTATCCGAAGATGATGTAACGGAAATCATGGCAAAAGTACAATCCTTAAAATGAAGCTATTCAACTTCCAATACGGTGACGAAGTCAGGGTTACAAGGACTTTGCTAACGGGAACCATCTTGCGAACCGGAGGTATAACGGCTGTTGTCTTGATACACGGAGAATATAAACAGGCCGTCTGCTATCCTTTGACCCGTTTACGGCACGTTGATTCCTTTGGCGCACTCACCCTAAAGAGGGGAAAAAAGAAGATCACACAACTCACAAATAGAATAAAATATGAAATTAGACGACTTCGCTACTGACTTGGTTTCCGAAGGTAACTTTATTAAGGCATCTTTCGGAGGCTTTCAGGGATCGGGGAAAACATTAACATCCTGTAAATTCATTGTCGGGTGTTACAAGTACCTGAAACTCCCTCAAGACAAACCGCTACTGATGATTGACAATGAAAAGGGATCACGGTTTTTGATCCCGTACTTTCAAAAGGAACTCCCAGGACTCCGGGTTATTGTAAAACAGACAGAAGAATTGGCCGATATTCTTGAATCGTTCCGGTATCTGGATCGGGGAGAAGTATCATTCCTGTTTATTGATTCCCTGACAAAAATCTGGTATCAGTACATTAACCAGTACCTTGATGGTTTCGGTTATTCCGGTGATCGCAGGAAAAAGTCTTTTATGACCCTGAACGATTGGGGCAATGTAATCCCGGCATGGAGGGAGAAGTTTTCAAAGCCATTCGTTGATGTTGTCGGAAACGTGGTTTTTACCGGCCGGGGAGGCCATACCTACGAAATGGAGGAGATCGAGGAAAACGGAAAGACGAAAAAAGCCTTTGTTCAGTCCGGGGTGAAAATGAAAACCGAAGGGGAAACCCCGTTTGAAACCGATTTGAACGTATGGATGGAAATGAAACAGGACATTGTTGCCGGCCAAACGACCGTATGGCGTGAGGCGTTTATCCTGAAAGACCGCTCCAATACGATAGATGGTCAGACCTTCAAGAACCCTGATTTTAAGTCTTTCAAGCCTGTTATTGATATGGTTTTCGGACTTCAGACCGGGAAGGTCAGCAAGGAAAGCGACAAAACAAATATGGCTCCGAAAGAGGAATACGGTTATCAACAGGACAAAAAACAAAAGGAGATCATTCTCGAAAAGATAACCAACGCTATGACCCTGCTTGGAATCGGACAATCTGCATCTGACAAGGTTATGAAACTTCGTATCATGGAGAAGTTTTTTAACACTAATTCATGGTCTGAAGTTGAATTGATGAAACTCGATAAACTTCAGGCGATCCTTCCTCAAATCGAGGAGTTTGTCAATCTTTGGGGTCAACAGGAAGATAAAAACTCTTTCATATCAACCTATCAGCCCTCTTTACTGGTTTCGACCTATGAGATCATTCCGGGCGTAAACGATCAACAAGACAATGAAAAATAATTACAGGCGACTCGGTGCAATTCTTAATCTATTTAAGGATTACAATTTTTACTGCTATACTATTTACGAAGACTGTGTATGGTTACAAGGCAAATTTCATTCAAATATTGTCATGAAAGCCAAAAAATCACGGTTTGCTGTAGATGTAAATGAGAATACCGGATATGTTCAACTTAAAAGAGGTTTATACACGATCACACTAACCGAATAACAATGAACTCTTACTTCAACACTACGCAAGAGCCTGACCCCGCCTTATTTGAGGTCAAGGCACGAATACAAAAGCAGATCATCCTTGAGATTTTCCGCAGCCACGAAAATCTGACACCTTCGGAATGCCATAAACTTTTCCCAGGCTTGGCTCCGCTGACTTCAATTCGGGCAAGAATAACGACCCTTTCGACCGATGTGTACCGGAATGAAAACGGCATCTTTCACATTGTTCGCTTTGGAGGGAAAACCCCTACTCAATTTCCGATGAGCAACCTGATTGAGGAGGCCAAACTGTTTAAGACCGATCAGAAGCGGATCGGGATTTACGGGCGACCGGAATATGCGTATGAAATTATTAACAGTCTATAACATTAAATTTAGAAAAGATGAAAAAATACGATTTTGAAAAGGCAAAGCAGTTAATTATAGAAAACGCAGATAATCTTGAGAGTGCTTCGCTTGGTATGCACGAAGATTGGTTTTGGACGGCTGAAGAAGTATGGGAAAACGGAAAGTTCACGCAGGAACTAAACAACGAAACCATGATAGGTGGTATAAACGGAAGCCGTTGGGCAACTCCTGCCATAAAACTTTCATTTAAGGATGGAACTGAAAAAATGATTGAATGTTCGGATGGAGAAAACACCGAAACGAAACCATCCTTTCTGCTATTGGGTGCTCTATCGCAACCTGTTCAGGACAACATTACTCCATTGACGGAATAAAAGTTTTAACAGGCTGTAACAACGTATTGAAAAGTTTACTATCTTTGGGATAGGTTAAGCACTATAAATGAGTAAAAATCTTTTAGCATCGGATATGAGCAACGGAAAGGGAAACCTCCGTATGGCAGTAGTGCGCCAAACCGCCTCTAAGTCCGATGCTTTATTTTTGCTATGAGCTACCGTTACACTAATACTGAGAAATGGGTTGATGCCTGGTTCTCAAATTTGAAACAGATTGAAATGCTACTCTTCATTTACCTTTGCGATAATTGTGATATAGCCGGATTTATTGAAGTAAACTTCAGGCGTTGGGCGAACGATTTGAGTTCATCTGCTGAAACAATTGAAGGGGCTTTAAAGGGGCTTACAAGGGGCTTGATTTTATCAAAAGATAACGATTGTGTTTTTATAAGAAATTTTTTAAAGCATCAGAAAAATCTCCCCCTGAACGAAAGTAATAAAGCACACTTGGGAATATTAAGAAGATTTGAATTATATAAGCATAAGTTTGATATTCAAGATATTAATAATTTTATAGAAGGGGCTACAAAGGGGCTTCCAAGCCCCACTGGTATAGGTATTGGTAAAGAAGGGGTATTGGAAGAGAATATTGATATTCCTTTTCAGAGCGTTGAATTTTCTGAAAAATGGAAAGAGTACACAAAGTTCAGATCAGAAAACGGTTTTCCAAAATACAAACCGACTGGACTAAAAAAACACTTCTCAAGATTATTGAAACTTTGCGGAGGCAATGAAAAAACCGCAATAGCAATTTACGATAGGGCAATGGCGAACAACTATCAGGGTATTTTTCCGCTCAATGGAGAAAAAAAGCAACCCGATAAGGACGCTGAAGCTGAATACATAAAAAAGATAACCGTATGATCCAACGCATTATTCTCGGCTCAATCCTTCTGGACAACTCAATCCATGATCTTGTCTTTCCGCTTCTCAAGCCGGAATATTTCAGCGACAAGAACCGTTATCTGTTTGAGTTGATGCAGGGATTCTACAAAAAGAGCGAGCCGATTGATGCGATAACGGTCTATAAAAAAGCAGATAAAAAGCGGTGGACAGCACATGAGATCGCCACGCTGACCAACGGGATAGCGCAAACCTGCAACGTACTTTCCTATGTTCAGGAACTCAAAACTGATTATGTCCGGGATCAGTTCATTCGACTAACAGGAACCGAAGTACCCTTAACAGATGATCCTGGGGAGAGAATTTCAGACCTGATAAAAACTCTGACTACGCTTCAGGAAGAACAGGTAATCGGTTCAGACCGGAGTATAACCGAAATACTGGAGCAAGCCTTACAAGAACTCTATACCGAAAAATCCACTGTCGGGATGATCGGCATACCTACGCCATCAGGAAAGATCAATAATGAAACCAGAGGGCTAAGACGGGGCGAACTGGTCATATTGGCAGGCCGTCCGGGTATGGGTAAAACCGCTTTTGCTCTTTCATTGGTTCGCACGGCCTGTGAATCAGGCGCAAAAGTGGCTTATTTTTCAATGGAGATGCGGACGACTGAACTCGCTAAACGGATGATCCGGTCGTTTTCAGATTACGAGGCCGGAGCCGGAAAGATCAGTAACTGGAAGATTCATCTATTCGATCACGAATGTACGATTGACTACGTTAAATCCAATGTCAGATTATTAAAGGATTGTCAGATGGTTGTTATTGACTACTTAGGGCTGATGAAAGTTAATCCCAGGATTAAACGGGCTGAAGCACTTGGAGAGGTATGTCATGAATTAAAGACTTTCGCAATGGAAAGCGATATACCGATTGTTTTGTTGTGCCAGTTAAACCGGGAAAGCGAAGCACGAAATACCACTATTCACCGATTGTCAGATCTTCGGGAGAGTGGAGATATTGAGCAGGATGCCGATAAGGTTTTTTTTATCACTCGTCCGGGCATGGTTGGGGAGGAACGGATGAAAAACCCGGAGGATAAAAGGATTATCATTCAGAAAGAGAAAGACCGGAACGGGAAAGCACCGAGGATTTATAACCTACTGACGGACGGAACATTTACAAATTTTTATGATGAATCCAGTATTTCAGAGGCAACCCAGGAGTATCAAAACTATCTTGGAGGAAGCCAACCAGACGCATTTTAGCGACCTTGTAATCTGTGACCATGTAGGACTAAGGCGTTCATGTGTCAGGTGTCCGCATGGTTCACCGCACGTTCCGACCGATTACAAGGGAATAGTGTGTACGACATTAGGAGTATGTTTAGGACAAAAAAATGAAGATGTGAAATGTATAAAAGTTAAAGGAAATTCATTTAGATAAAAAGCTATGAACGAATACGAAGTAATCGAAAAGCAGATCAGGGTGAAACTGGTCGAACTCGGCAAACGACCCTGTGATCTGAGCCGTGCGTTGGAAATAGGTCAGACACTACTTTGGTCACGGTACATGAAGGGTAAGGTCAAATTTATGACCCCAAAGAAACTGACTGAACTAATTAATGAGGGGATTGGGAAGTTATGAATCACATCAGCCTGTTTAGTGGTATCGGTGGAGCCGAAATAGCCGCAGAATGGGCTGGATGGAGAAATGTATTATCCTGTGACATCAACGAGTTTGGTAACAAGATACTCGAATACTACTGGCCGGAAGCCTATCATCACAAAGACATTCATACCCTTAACTATGACACAATTAACGCTGAACTTACCCGAAGATTCGGGGATTGGCGGGAAGAAGGGGTTATCATCACGGGCGGGTTCCCGTGTCAGCCCTACTCCGCAGCAGGAAAAAGAAAAGGTACGGAAGATGATCGCCATCTCTGGCCGGAAATGCTTAGAATCATTCGGGAGGTATCCCCGGATTGGGTCGTGGGCGAAAACGTTTATGGCCTTGTTGATTGGTCAGGAGGGCTGGTATTCGAGCAGGTGCAGGCTGACTTGGAGGCTTGTGGGTACGAAGTACAGCCGGTTATACTTCCGGCTTGCGGTGTCAACGCCCCGCACAAAAGGGATAGGGTCTGGTTTGTTGCTCACACCGTCAACTGTGGATATAGGGATAGCGGAGGATCGGATAGAAAAGAGAACAGCATATCGGGAGAGTGTGGGTCGTCATTATGTGCCCGGATGTCTGACGGAGCAGATAATGGGATTACTCCCGACCCCACAGGCTTGGGACGGGAACCGGGGGCCACTATCGGAGGAACGGTATCAGAAGAAATTGGGAGGGCCGAACCTGATTTCGGAAGTGTTGCATCGGGGTCTACTACCCACGCCACAAGCCAGGGACGAGAAGAACGGATCGAAAGCGGAGGACGGTCGGATTCAGAGGAAGCTGGAGCAGGGTTGGACAATAGACCTGAACGACCTAGCAGCATCGGGAATGTTACCGACCC